TATCGAAGAGTTAGAGGCCTTAACGGGTCTTGCTGGAAGAGATATGCATGAGGGCAATGTTATGATTCGAGAATATACTCAAGATATCGTTATTGTTGATCTCGGATTATTCAAACCTCGCTCAGAAGTTGTTGAAGAAAAGAAGAAAAAGAAGAAGCGTAAGAAGAGAAAGAAGAGGCGCAGCCCAAGACGTGCAGTCTATTGGGGTGGCTACGGATATCACGACTACGGTGACTACGGTGGAGACGCTGGAGGTGATGGTGGCGGTGGTGGCGATGGCAAACGCGATGATAAAAAGAAAATCAAAGTTAAAATTTTAAAGAATTTGGAAGAAAAATGTCAGAAGGGTTATAAGACCCATGACACAAGAAAAACAAAAAAGATGTTTGGAAAGACATACCGCAACTGTGTAAAAGCAGAAGAAGGAAAAGACCCAGCTAAAGGAACAGGTAAGAAACCAAAAGGTTCTGGTAGAAGATTGTATACCGATGAAGATCCTAGCGATACAGTTTCAGTTAAGTTTGCAACTGTTCAAGATATTAAAGATACATTATCAAAAGAATCTTTTAAATCCAAGAGTCATAAAAGACAATCTCAGATAATTAATCTAATACATCAGAGATCAAGAGCTGCTTATCAAAATGCTAAAGACCCAAAGGTCAAAGCAAGGTTAAAAAAGTCTTTTGACTATGCTACGAAAAGAAAAGAAGCTTCTAAAGAGAAAACCATTCAAATGAGGAAAAACAAAAAATGAAAAAAACAATTAAAGTAAAAGTTAACAAGAAAATTAATGAAGAAGGGGGCAAAAAAGATGCTTGCTATCATAAAGTAAAGTCTCGATATGATGTTTGGCCTTCTGCCTATGCTTCTGGTGCTCTTGTAAAATGCCGAAAGGTTGGTGCTAAGAATTGGGGTAACAAATCTAAGAAGAACGAAGAGGTCGAACTACAAGAGAAAAAGAATTGTGGCTGCGGACAAGACCCCTGTAAGACTTATGGGAATATAAACGAGGAATTTGAAGCTCACGATATGTATGATCCAAAGACTGGTGATAAAAAACGAGCCAATAAAGAGGAAGATCACAACGAATTAGCAAAAAAGGGACACACCCATGTTGATCCTGATAAGTTGAAAGATATTTTATCAGATGAAGGTGGAGCTTCTGGTCTCGATCCTTTAGTAAAAGGTACAAAATCATCAGAAGAAGAGGTTGAAAAAACTTTGTCTGGTATGGATGACGTTGGAAAACACGAAGATGGTGATTATATCATGGATGATGGTGAAGAAGTTGAGATACAAAAAGAAGCAAAAGCAAAAAGAACAATAAAAGTTACAATAAAAAGAAAAATGGAGGAAGGAATATGACCAGATCTGATGTAGAGCAGTTAGTTCTAGAAAAAACAGACGGAAAGAAGTCAGGCGATAAGAATTATAGTTTGAAAGATTGGTTTGATGATGGCGGTTGGGTTCAAGCCGGTGGAAAATACGATGGAAAACCTTGTGCCAAACAAAAAGGTCAAAAAACAAAGCCATATTGTCGAGATCCTGACAATAGAAAGTCTTTATCAAAGAAAGATAGAGATAAGAGAGCTAAAAAGAAGAGAAAAGAAGACCCCAATCCAAACAGAAAGGGTAAAGCAAAAAATGTCAGTCAAAAAAAGGAAGAATCAATGAATATTACAGAAGAAGAATTGCAGAATATAATCTCTGAGGAGTTAGAAGCTTATTTACAAGAGATAGAAGGTCTCGAAGAGAAGAAAAAGAAACCTTGTAAGAAAGCAAAAGGTAAAAGGTACGTAAAACGCGTCAATGGCAGATGCAGATCTTTTGGTCAAGCTGGTAAAGCTAAAGGTGGAGGCGATAGAATACGTCCCGGAACCAAAAAAGGTGATGCTTACTGTGCTCGTTCAGCTAAAATCAAGAAATGTAAAAACCCACCATGCGCAAATGCCCTCTCTCGCAAGAAATGGAAGTGCCGTGGCTCTAAATCTATGAAATAGTTTTATGCCACTTGGCATAGTTTTATACTATTTACATAAAACACGGAGGTTTTATGAGATATGGAAATTTTAATTGAATCATTAGCCCAGTATGGACCTTTAGGTCTCTGGACTGCTTCACTTTTGTATGCTAATTATCAAACTAGAAAAGATGCAAAAGAAGAAGAACGACTTTTACAAGACAAAGTTATAGATAAACTTCAGTTACAACATACAATGTTAGAAAAAGCATTAGAAAAATTAGATGCTGGTTTAATAACAATGCGTGAAAAGTATGCTGAAGAAAGAATACTAAGAATGAAAGATAATAATCAGTAATTTATTAGATTATAGATTTTATTAATCATGATTATAGTAATTATTATTGATTATATAATATTAATTAAAAGAAAATATATAAAAGAAAAAAGATTTAGATTTCATTTGACAGATCCTCCCAGATATGTTATATTGTAATTGTTACAGTGGAATGAAACAAATAATATATTTATTATAATAATAATATAACACGAATTAAGGAGGGTGTCAAGTGAAAAATAGAAAAATATCTTTTGATTGGGACAATACAATAGCAATGAGCTATATGATAGACTCTGATGACGACTCAGACTTACCTATTTACCATTTTCAAGAGTATAATCAAGTATTTATAGAGAAAATTAAAGAATTACATTCAGAAGGTGCTGAATTATACATCGTTACATCTAGGAAGCGGTCTTTAGAAGACTATTACCCAGAAGAATCTGTACCATATCACATTCAGTTACTCAATCTTGGTCACATATTCCCTCCAACAAGGGTTCATTATACAGAAGGTGACCTAAAAGCTAAGACATTAAAGCAGTTAGGCATTGAATTACACCATGATGACAGTATGGAAGAGATATTAGAGTGCCAAAGGTACGGAATTGAAGTGTTATCATCACTCTCAGCCTATAAAGACTCAAATGTTGTCACTAAAGGCATCATAACTGACATACACGACAGTATTTTACTACTCAGAAGGACAGATGAAGGTACCAAATGGGATATTCCCGGTGGTCATATCAAGAATATTGAAGCTGAACGTGGTTTAAAGGGTATTGCTGATGGTTATGAACGTGAAGTTGCCGAAGAAACAGGTCTTATAGTACCACAGTCTCGTCTAATCTACCAATATACTCATACTTGGAAGGGTGAAGACATGGACATGCATATACTTTGGACAGAATATGCCATCGAAGAACCACCCGTGGACCTTTTTATTCAAGATTTTCAAGAGAATTCTGAGTTTGTATGGGTTCAAGAGAGTGATTTGCACATTTATATGTCAAATATGACAGAAGTAGCAGTTAATGGTATAGAATTCTACCTCAAGAATATTGATAACCCATCAATCATGGAGATAAAACACCTCCCATCACAGTCTCAGTCTTGGGCAAGGATGAAAAAGACCCTTTTGAATAAACCTAAGCCTCAATTAACGAATGTTACAGAGGAAAGAAAACTAAAAAAAAAAGAATTAAGGTCAAAATTATCAAAAATAATAAAAACATCGACTAAAAACACAAATTCAAGTGTTGACGAGGCTCTTAAGAAGCTAATGAAGTCATTCTCAAACCTCCCAGTGGAGGATTTAAGCACAAAAACAGCACAAGATAAGAAATATATCTTATATGCAGAGACTTTAGGCGGTTTTATCAAAGATACAAACGGAAATCCCTTCCAACAGGTGACAATTAAGGGTGATGGTTATGGATATTACTACTCAATGAGTGATAAGATGCCTATTTTGGTACCTAGAAACGCAGAATACTACTTAATCTCCAACAAACCAGACATAAAAGGTCAAATGAGGGTATATTCTCACTACAAATTCACAACAGGTGTGGTTTTGTTGGTCCCAAAAGAAGAAATTGAAGAGATTGGATGGAATTAATGATAGAATTTGTTGAAAAATGGCTGATCTTATGCTTATCAGTGGTATTTTTTATGATATTTTACTATTTTGCTGGTTATGATGCTACAATCATAGTAATTTTACTAGTTATACTGAACAAAATGAGGTAAATTTGATATGAAAATCACAAAACAACAGTTAATTGAGCTAATTCAAGAGGAAATGTCTCTCGTAAAGCTTGGTGATACCCCCCAAAAGAACCCAATTATGGGGCAAAATGAGCCATATTTCGATCATCCAGATGATGAAGGTAGCATGGCAAAGAAGCAACTACAACAGTTATCTGACTATTCTAATGAGCTTTTTGGTATGTTAAACGATAATGAACAGCTAGAATCATGGGTCCAAAGTAAGATAACCAAAGCAGTCGACTATATTTCGACTGTAAAGCATCATTTAGAGTACGAAATGGGCGAACAGACCCCTGAAGGGTGTGGATGCTCAGGATGTAGCTCTGATGAGTCATATGAGTAGCGTAAAAAGGAATATTATGAGTTTAGGAGAAACATATTTAGATAAATTCAAGGTTGGTGATTATGTTAGATGGAGAACCATCATTCGCGACAGCAACTATGATGAATATTATAAAGAACAGTGGGGAATTATAATAAAATTCAAAACAACAAATCAAAATATGAAGACTGAGCGGAATGTTCATTATGCTGTTATTATGGAAAACTCAACAGGCGCATCAATACCTGTTTTATTACATAAGATACAGAAAGTGGAGACTAATTAATATATGTCTTGCAAAATACACAACAACTCTGAATATGATATATCTGAAATGAAAC